TCCGGATAATCTACGCCTGGTTTCCAGGCACTGTAATCTACTCCCATAAAATTAAATTAAAATGCGTTGTCCCAATCCATATGCCCTTTAGCATAATTTGTTACTCTTGATGCGAAAAAATCTGTATGCTGTTTTCCTGCTACTACAGCATCAAACCATAACATTTGTTTTAAAGCTCCTTTATCGATTTGATCTGAAGGTATTAATGGTTTTAATCCTAAATCTCCCATCTTAGTATTTACTCTGTGTTTAATAAAGTTTTTTAGTTCGTTTTTAGATAAGTTTTCTAAATCTCCCATTTCAAATACTTTATCAATAAAATTGAATTCTAATTCTAAAGCAAGCGTTGCCGCTTCTCTAATATCGTTGATAAGTCTTTCTGTTTTTAATTCTGGATATTCTTCCATTAAAGTTCTGAATAACCAACATCCTGCTTCTGAGTGAAGTGATTCATCTCTTACAGACCATTCAACTATCTGCCCTACTCCTTTTAGCTTGTTTCTCATTTTAAATGATAACAATACTGCAAAAGAAGAGAATAAATTTACTCCTTCAGTAAATGCTGAGAATATTGCTAGAGATCTAGCTGCTTCATGCCAATCTGTTTCTCCTGCATTTCCATCTCTAACATCCATTAAAGATTGAATTTTAGCTGCAGTTGATTCGTCTTCTAAGAATTCTGCAAAATTATCTAATCCTAATTGTTCGTTTAGTAAAGCATATGCTTCAGCATGGATTGTTTCGAAAGCTCCAAAAGTAACTGCCATCATAATAACTTCTGGTTTTCTAAACCATTTTGTTACTAAAGATGTCCAGTAATCATTTACAACTGTTTCTGTTTGAGCAAAGCCTTTTAGGATTCCTCCTATAAGGTTTTTTTCGTGCGGTTTAAGGTTTGAATTCCAATCTGTTACGTCTTGTGACATTGGAACTTCTGTATGTAACCAGTGCGCTTGGTGCGCTTTAAGCCAGTAATCGTGTGCTTGTGGGTATTCAAATGGTTTATAAACTATGCGTTCGTCTTTTAGACTCATATCGGCTTTTTTTAATATTTGTTATAGATTATGGCTGTAGAAATAAATAGGCTTTTATCCTGGAACTTGAGATTCTAATTCGAAGAACTTATTGGCAATATCTTTGTAACTCCCTCTTGGTTTGTCACCTGATTCGTCGATTAACATGTGCCCTAAGATCTCAATATGTCCATTATTTGTATCAACTTTAGCATCCCAAGTCATACCGTCCATTCCATATCTGTTCTTCATTACGTGAATTCTTCCTGTTCCTAAAACTTTATCTTCTTTCATTCTCGATAGAGATAAACAAACATCTGCTACCATCATCTTGTCGTAAGAACCTGCTGCTTTGTCTCCTTCAATAACAGAATCCTTAGCACCCATTCTATTAACTTGAGATGGTGTTAGAATAGGTATTTGAAGTTCCTTAGCTAATCCTTTCGTTGCAATGAATACGTCATCTATTTCATCTTTTCTCTCTGTGAAACGAGATTTCGAAGGTGCTTTTAAATAATCGACATAGTCAATAACAATCATATCTGGTTTGTGATCCATATCCATACATTTCTGAATATGAGATTTAATTGTATTAATTGAAGCTCCTTTTGGTGGATATTCCTTTACGATAAGTTTTCCTTTTAACTTACCTACAATTTTTTCTACTTCTCCTCTATGCTTATTTACTTCTTCAATTCCGTAACCTGTAAAGTAGCAGTCAAAGCGTTTACCTACATAATCCTCTCCAAGTTCTAAAGTATAGTAATTTACATTATAACCCATTAGTACTGCATGTGCTGCTGCTGCAACCATCGTCCAAGACTTTCCTCCTCCAGGGTTACCAAACATAATAATTAAATCTCCAGGTCCGAATCCTCCTCCAATAGTCTCATTCATAATCGGCCAAGGTGTTGGAATAGTTGGTCTGTAGTTCTCTCTATAACGGCTCTCTACATCCTTATTATACTCATGACCCATATTCTTATCCATACCAGCTCTCATAGCTCTTTCAATCAATCCTCTGATTCCATCAAAGTCTCCTTGGTTTAAAAGATCTGCTGAGTTTAATAATGCTGCTTTAAGTTCTTGGTTCTTGGCAAAGGTAGTAAATTCTTCTACAACGTATGCTAAATCTTCCTGAGTTGCTTCATAACAATTTCTCAATTCTGATTTAACTGCTACTTGTAGAATATCATTCTCTACTTTCTGTAATTCGATTTTTAATGCCTCTAAAGAAATTGTAGTATGATACTTATCATAATACTTAATAGTAGTTTCTAGAATCCATTTGTGAGCATCTGAATCAAAATAATCTGGTCGTAATAAATCTCTTGTGTTAAGCAAGAATTTTTTGTCTGTTAATAATGCTCCCAATACTTTTAATTGGAACCCTTTTCCGTAAGAAGATAATTTTGCTAATGATGTCATGTAACTTATTTTATTATAACTTATTTTTTATATGTTGAAAGCGGTCTAAATATTTCAAGCCATCCTTCAACGTTTTTGTTTAGAGCTTCGATTTGATCCGCCTCTAACATGTTTAAAAAAGTAACAACCTGTAGAGCAGGTATTGGCTCTCTTATCTTATCTAATATATGAACTATTTCGTAATCTCCCAACCTTGGCTCTAAAAGATTCATTAATTCATAGTTAGTTTTTACTTTATTCCAATCATACAGTATTTGTGCAAATATTTTCTTAGTCTGTAATTTTTCTGTACAAATTTTATGAATATCTTTTAATTCAAATAAAGGATGCTTTACTAGTCCTGGAAATTCTTTTAGTAATGTCTTAGGTCCTAACCCTTTTATACCTGTCAGGTTGTCTGAGTTATCTCCTAGAAGTGCTTTCATGATTAAATAATTCGCAGGAAGTACTCCTACTTCTTCCTGTACCTCTTTTTTTCCATAGGTTTTTTTCTTAATAGGGGAATAAACTTCTATATTTTCGTCCACTATCTGTAAAAAATCTTTATCAGAAGAAACAATTGTTACCTTTTTACCATTAGCTCCAAATTTCTGAGCTAGATAGGATATAGTATCATCTGCTTCTATCTTATCAATAGAGATTAGAGTAAGAGGTAAACATTGTAGGTACTCAACCAATCGTCCCATTTGCATTGTCATGCTCTGGAATTCATCATCTTTATCATCGAATATTTCCCAATTGGTAATCCTCTTAATATTTCTATTTGCTTTGTATTCAGGATCAATACTCTTTCTACTTGAAGAGGAAGCTTGTCCGTCAAATACGCAAATGATTCTAGTAGGGTCAATTGTTCTATTTAGAAAACCCAGTGACCTTAAAAAACCAACAAGACCACCAGTGTGATGGCCTTGTGGATTCATAGACTGTAGCATTGCAAAAGACCTTATAAAGGTATTCATACTATCTACAATCAAAACATGGTCGTTTAGTTTCCTGTCTGGTTTTTTTTCGATTTTATTTAGGATGTCTAAATAATTACTCATCGAGCATTTCCATATCGGTTCTTACATCTTCTCCTACTTCGGCTTCTATTGTTACTGTAAAGTCTGTTGACCCTAAAGTATTAGCCCAAGATCCTTTATGTGCGTCTTTATATGCATCAATTGCTTTCTTATCGTCTGCAATAAATCCATGACTTGTCATAATGATAGCTCCTCTTGACTGTACTCCATCGATATGATTCTTCTCTATCTGAACTTTTGTTCTTTTAGCAAATTCATATTCCTTTCCTTTGTTTACAGCTTTAATTTTAGAAGTACCTGAGTTGGTAATGTTTCCAAATGTAATGATGACTGTTGCGTCATACCACATTGTCTTTCCTCCTTTATTCTCCAATCGAGGTTGACCCATTGGATGTTCAGGTTTTGCAGTCCAGACTTTGTTAATTGCTACTAGAGTATTTGTATACTTACTTGCTTCTTTTCTTGATAACATAATCTTTTGATTTACGTTATTTCCAAATTGAGTAGACATTGCTCCGGCATTCCATTCATTATTATTCTTATTCGACCTTACTGATAAATCACTTGGAACTGATCCAACTGAATCCCATAAGAATAGTAGATCATAAGGAAGATTTCCTTTCTTCTGTTCATCGATTAAGTCTAATATGTAAACTGCTACGTCTTCTATCGTGTTTAGAGTTCCTCTATCTGCGTATAAGAAAAATCCTTTGTAGTCAGTTATTTCTCCTGTCTCTTGATCAACTACTTCTTCAACTTGAAGACCCATCATTTGAGCATGAGGCCATGACCATTTCATCTCAGTAATAATGAATACTGGAAGTATCTGTTGCTTTTGTGCTTCAACGGCTGCTTCTAGTAATAGAGTAGTTTTACCTGTATCAGAATGTCCTCTTAAGAGAGTAATATGTCCCATAGGAATTCCTTTGAGAGATGTTACTTCAGTAAAAGCATCTGAGACTTTAATCCAGTCTTGTTCTTTAAATTTTACAGAAGAATTACTAAATCCTTTGTTTTTCTTAAAGTTATCAAGACTGAAACCGCCTTTGATTATCTCGCTAGCGGTTTTAGGGGCTGTTTTTTTAACTGCCATTATTAGTTAAATAATTCGTCAAATTTATTTACTGTACTTTTGTTACCCTCTACTGCAGTCTCTAAAGTGAAATCTGTTTTATGATTTCCTAAAGTTGCTGATAGATCAGTTTCTTCTGCCACTACTGCAACCGGAGTTGCTGGTGCAATTGATTCTGCTGGAATGTTTGCTGGTGTAGCAACTTCTTCTCCTGGGTTAAGGTACTCTTGTAATTTTTTCTTGATGTATTCGTAGTCGTACTGAGTTTGTACTTCTAAAGCATTTGGTTGTTCTTTTAACCACAAGTCAACTTTAGTATTATCATCTGACAATGTTGTTTGTTTAGGTTTAATACGAACTGTAGTTGTTGGGAATTGACCTGGTCCTGCTGCTGGTGTATTTTCTACAACCATATCCCATCCGCTCATTACGTCTGTAAAATCTCCAATGTCTTCATCTTCTGCTAAAGCAAGTAATGCTTTGTAGATGTTTACTCCGAATGACCAAAGACGAACTCCTTTTTCTTCTTCACCTCTTACAATAACAGGAGCAAAAAATCTTGACTTAGGAGATAACTTTCCAGATAATGACCAGTTGTCTTTATCAGAAGTCTTTCTTAACTCTTTTACAAATTCTTCGATTGGATCTTGTTTGCCGTAATTCGACAATGACATCATAGGGAACTTCCCAATGTTGTAGTGCAGTTTCAATTCTGTGAAAGGATCTGCAGCATTAAAAGCTGAAGGAACGATTCTAATTGTTGATTTTCCGTTTGCAGGTCTCCAATAGATTTTGTCGAAGTCTACTTTTTCACGGTCTTGATTTCCGGTGCTGTTTAAAGCGGCCAGTTTAGCTTTGATAGCATTAATGTCCATAATGTAACTGATTTTTAATTAAAACTTTTATCTATATAATATAAGAAATATAATTGGATATTCCAACTATAGTTCTATAATTCTAAATAATTTTGTGTTGACTCTTTTTAGTTCTGCACCTTTTGTTAATAGTATGCAGTTTTGATAGTCATTCCAATCTACTTTAAAGCTTGTATCTAATACTCCTCCGTTTAAAGACTCTATTAGACGATTTAGTGAATTGATTGTGTATAGGGTGTTTGATTCTTTTTTTCTATGTACTAAGATAGTATTTTCTAAGAAATTAGAAACGTTTCCAAATTCTACATTATATGTACAGATATATTCATCTTGGCTCTTTGAATAAAGAACGAAAATTTTGTTATAAATGATCTTGTATTTGGTCTGTATTGTACTTAATATACCTTCTAGTTGTTGTTCAGAAGAAAAAGTACAAAATAACTTATTGCTCATGTCGGCTGCATTAAAATTATACTCGATGTCATAATCGAATATTGTTGGCGCTACATTATTTTGTATCATTTATAAATAGGTTTTTATTTTATAAAACTAAGTTACTACTGTATTTGAACTTTATAGGGTATTTTCCTCCCTGGTTCATTATTTTTTCTAAAGATTCTAGTGTTTCCTTGCTGTCTGATTTATCAAAGTCAAATACAAAAGCATCATAAGTATAGAGTGCTAAACTGCTCTTCTTATCTTGAAGAAACATAAGCACATCTTTTAATATAAGAATATTTCTTGAGGTTTCCAAGCTCTGCATCATATAGTTCATAAGCTTCTGCGGATGCATCTCTGGAAGATCTTGTGTAAATCTTTTTCCTGATATTGGATCTTCTACATATCCTTGTTCTTTAAATTGCTTCCAAAGACCGTTTATATAATTCTGAATCTTATCGAAGATTTCTAAGAAAGCATACTCAGGTGGAATCTTTCCGTAAATGGCATGGAAGTTAATTTGTTTTGCTTTCGCATATTCATCTTCAGCTATTTCATCTTTACCGAAGTACAGTCTAGCCAATTGAACGTGTGCGGATTCATCTGTTAATTCATAACCTATTTGTTCGCATAATAGTCTTAAATGATATCCATCAAAGTCCATTTCTACAAATACATCGTTCTGAGGAATAATTGCTTTTCTAAATTCAGGTGCTTTTGGTATTGCAGCAAAATTTACTGAATTAAAAGCATTTGTTGGACGAGAAGTTGTATTATATAAATTATACGAAGTATATATAATATTGTTATCAATACTATATACAGGATTGTTTGGTTTAAACAATTCTAGAAAAGATTGATAGGTTATTCTCAGTCCAGCTCTCTCAATCATAAAGAAAACAGACGTTGCAGTTTTATTATAGAAATCAAAGCCATTGGGTATTGCAATCTGCAATATCTTTTGTAATGACTTATAATTCTCCTCACATTTTTCAAATAGCTTTGATATTGGAATTATAGCATTTATTTCTTTAAAATCATGAAAGCGATTGTAATACCAATTGCAAGTTGAATTAGATCTTGGAAGTTCAAGTCTATTGTAAGAAGTCATTGAATAAAGTAGGGAAAGATCTATAACATCCTTTAATATAAAGTGGTACATCAATTCTTTCTTATCAAACGTATAAAGGGTTGTGTATTCTTTTAGTATGTCAGAGACACAATCTTTTGATAAGTTTAATCCTTCGTCATGGCTTATTGGAATAATGTATCCTTCTGGATGATCTAAGGGTCTTAAGTAGATTGCTACAGTAGTTGTAAGAAGTGGATGGTAGTTATCATTTGAAGAAATGACTTCTACATACCCTCCTTTCCTTCCTAAATTTTTTAGAAGCTGTATTTGCTCCTCTGTCTCTACTATATAAAACATTTTCTATAACCTTTTCTTTAATATAAGAAAAAAGGCCTGCAAAAGCAAGCCTTATTTTTATTCTTTTGTATCGAAATTTGCTTTTCGGTAATTTTCTAATTCTATCAGAGGATCTTTTACTGTTGCTGAAAGTGTGTCTGGTATGAATAGTTGACTTGGACGTGTTGGCGGTACAAGGTATGCAAAGTCTCTTACAACTCTAGTAATTCCTGGCATTTGTTTTTCCAGTGCTACTATAGTATTTAGATTCTTAGTTGCTGCTCCTTCGTATTTATAATTTCCAAACATTATATCTTCTGCAGGACCTTGTATCTTCCAATTCACTTCTGCATATTTCCTATTTGGTAATTGTTTTTTAAGCTCTACATAATCCGGTTTTGTTAATTCTACAATTTTATTTGTTACCGGATCTTGTGTAAAGTATCTTTTTACCTCTCCTAATACTACTTCACTTGTGGTTGGTTTTTTTCTAATTACTCCTCCTTTCAGTGCCTTGAGTAGTAATGGACTTAGGGTTGCAAAAGCTTCCCCCAATAAGTCAAAATCTCCTCTATCTCTTACCTTTTCTAACTCCTCACCCATTTGCTCTGGAGAGCTCCCTGCATAGTATTTTTTCTTGAAAGTCTCTATATAACTCCCTGTGTATGGTTCTTTTGTAGATTTAATAACAAATTCTCCTCCGTTAGTTGATTTAGGTTTTCTATATCTAGATTTTGGTAAGTACCAAGATCCTTTCTTTTTTCTATCCGGTGCTGGTGGTGGCTCCGGTGGTGGTGGTGGTGGTACTATTTCCGGTGTTGGAGGCGGAGGTGGTGGTGGTGCTAATTTATAAAAATTTACATTACCTTTTCCTAATGCTCCAAAATTTTCTACTGTTCTAGAAACATGTCCTTTTGCGGAATCTATATTAAAATTTACTCCTGACCATACTTCTTTTCTTACAAATGCCCCATCTGCGTACACCTCTATAACAGGGTCCATACCTTCAAGGTATGTTCTGTATGTAAAGCTTTTTACTTCTATGTTTGCCATTGTGGTATATTATTAAGCTGGTCCCCAGTATTCAAAATGCCATAATTCATCTGTACCTGATACGTCTGATAATCTCCAAGGATTATACCATCCGTGTTTAGCACCCAGTGTTGCCATTTGTTTATAGATAGGAGTTTTTCTTCCTTCTTGATTTCTCTTTGGATCACCGCTTCCATTCACAATTCCATGAAGGTTTCCAAAGTCTAATGCTCCTCCCCATCCATGTGGTGATGATCCTGGGCTTGCTACAGTGCTGCCTGGTTTTAATCCTCCTTGGTGTACCTTACTTCTATATGCACTGGACATTCTGTAGGAAATTCCTGCAGCTTTCATATCTGCTTTCCAGGCTTTCCATGCTTTAGCAGCTGCTGGATGTAACATGTATTCTGGTGCTTTTGTAGCAGGGTTTTTGTAATAAGTACTTGCTCCGCTAGTTTCCCCTATAAATACAAGTAGTTTAGGATTTGTTTGACTTAGTAAACCATTCTGTCCTCCATTTGTTTTTGAGTTTGCAACAAGTGGTGATGCATTATAACCTACTGCTCCTACTTTCTTAGGATTAATAATAGGTGCTGGGTCCTCTCCTGGTTGTACTGGTCCTGGTGGTGTATAATTTGCTGCTCCAACTGCTTTTGGTGAAGGTGGCGGTGTTGGGTTAATTACTTGTGGTTGTCTTGCTTCTTGTTTTAACTGTTCTAATAAATAAAACTGAGTTGTTACTGAGGTTTCCCATACACTATTGGTACCGATTGTGTGTTCTACCCCTGTTATGATATATCCGAACTTACCGTTATACTTGTCAGGTAAAAGTCCTGGAGATATTCTAAAGGTTGATGCTATTCTAAGTCCTCCAATACCGTCTAGTTTTAGAGTAAGTTCAACAGGTATTGGAGATGGTCCTGCATCTGTTCCTGAAGCCGGTCTTCTTGTTACGTTTTCTACAGTATAGTGAGCGTGTTCTGTTTTTACAGCTTCTAACTCGTCTTTATCATATCCTCCTCCTGTAAAATCTGTAAAGAATGTTTTTATAGAGTCTTTCCAATCCTGTAGAATTTCTTCTTGATCTGCTTTTACTGCCTCTTCTCCGTCTTTATTTTTAGCTTGAACATCTTTAGTTACTACAACCCTATCTACAATACCTGGATTCCATTTTAACATGTTCTCCACATTTTCAGAATAGTTCTGTGTTGTCCCTTGTGCAGCAATAGCAATTTGAGAGGAAGTCTCGTTACTAATTTTACTACTAATACTTATTTCTTTATAGATACTGTTAACCCCTACTAGTGTTAATTCTGCAGGTGGTTTGGTTTCTGGTGTTAAGTTTCTATCAATTACGTAAAAAGTTCCTCCTTGATCTTCATCATCGTATGCTATATCAAAATCATTTATACCTCCCAGTGCTGTAGATACTCCATCTAGAATACTCTTCAATACATCGGACATACTTTTGTTAAACTTTCCATCTGTATCCAAAGCTTCATCAAACTTGCTTTTTAGGTATAGAGAGTTAATATATATATTAAGTACATCACTAGTTATTTCCGCTGGCAGACCTTGGGTAGCTCCGTGTATAAAAGGCAGTACGCCTAACCCTTCGTCGTTTGGAGCCAGTATTACACATACCAACGGATCCGGTGAAAAGTGCTTAGGACCTGTTATAAACTTTGTGGATTTCTTAATATCTGTATTAAACTTACACATAGTAGCATTTGGAGTACCCGGTGTTTTTGTAAGATCTTTTATCGCTACAAAATTATTGTATATATCTAAGATAAGTGCCAGCGGTACCCAATGCATCGGTGCCTCTGTATCCCAAAGCCAACTATCATCTATTTCAACAGCTGCCCAAAATACTATAAAGTCTTGTAGCGGGGCAGCTAATGATGGTGCTTCGCTGGCAAGGGTTTCTTTACCGACTACACCTTGTTTTAGTAATGCTAGTTTTTGTAAGAAGTAGTGGAAGATACTTTTTCTCTGTTCCTTACCTTCATCACTAGTTGCAGAATCCATTTCATCTTTAGGTATTAAATTACCTGGGGAGAGTTTTACCGGTGCTGATTCTAGTATCTCTCCTGTTGATATTATACTTACACTACAGTCGTACCCTCCGTTTGAGTTATAATTCCAAGAAAAGTTTTTACAATACCCAATCATTCCTTCGTAATTGTAATCACTCTCTTGTCTTATTTTTTTTATTTCATCTGTAATTTTAGACATTTCTAAACCTTTCTTAAAAAATAAGTCTGGGCTTATTGTCTTAATTGTTTTCTCTAATGTAGTATCATTATTAATATAAAGAGAATGTCCCCATTCAAGTAGCATTGTAAATCCTGGTCGTAGATAAAGTCTTTCCATTACTTCAAACTCTTCTAAAGACCATACAGAAAATTTAACATCTGCTTCTCTTAAGGTACCGTAAGTATTCTTTGACTTTACTGTCATGGATGTTATACCTCCCATAGGTCTAAATCCCATACTAGGTCTTAGTAAGTATGCACTATTTGTGTTTACATTTCCTGAGGTGTCTATCCCTTGTCGTAGACCTCCCCCTGGTTTCATTATACCTCCAAAAAGCACATTTTCTTTTGCTAATGTATCGTCTCCTTTTATTGTAAGTCTGCCTTTCTGTATTCTAAGTTGAGCTACTTCATCATCAGTTAATGTATTAACACCGGAAGATAATTTTACCCATCCAGTCTTACTGTTCATGTACATTAAGTCGTCATTGGTTCTATCTTTTGTTTTACCTATGACTTTTTTTCTTGCTTCGAGCTGTTCTGCGATTCCTGGGCTTATGCCTGTTCCTACTTCTAATCCCATTACCTTGATTTATTTACCTCACTATATAATTGTAATATATATTCTTTATTAGCGGGAATTCGTAACTGTACGCCTGGCTCTACTATTAGAGAGGCTCTTTCTGAATTATTTGCAGATGCAATTATCCACCATAGAGTATGGTCTTTGTAAAATTGCTGAGCTAGTGTATCATACCTGTCACCTCCTGTGGAGATAACATAATAGTCATCTTGAGATAAAGGTATTTCAGGGTATATAGCATTTAACCTATACCTTACGTTATCTGAAGTTATTACCTCTTTTATATTTTTATATCTATCTGCCATTTATTTTTTTTAAAAAAACGGTTTTGATCCGTTTAATGGTGCTGGACTTGTAAAGTAATGATGTAATCCTGTTTGTGGAGCAAAATTGTGAATTGGTTTAAATGAAATGCTACAGTCTAAAGTCATTGGTAACTCTTGCTGATCATCATCTACTCCGCCTTCTGGGTTTTGCATTGCTATTTCCCACATATAGTCTGGATTCCATGTATACTTAACAGAGGTTATTATCCCCGGTATTTGACTAAAATACGAACCAATTGACAATTTAACAAGCGTACCCCTCATAAATTTTGACCCACCTCCATAAGTTGGTGCTGTAGCTGAGGCTAGGTATACCATTTTTCTGTAAAGAGGTTTCATCTCTGCTCTAGATTGAGCTGATATTTTAAACCCTACTGATATATCTCTTTTAAATCCTTTGTATGTAAAGAACTCTTCTGCTCTACCTACATATTGATGTGAATCCCAGTCTCCTGAGTAACTATCATCTATACTGTCAATATGTGCTCTAAAGTGTAGAAAGGTACCATCACCGTCATCTACATTGTCTGGTGTTATTATTTCAAAGTAGAATTTAGCTAAATCTCTTGCTGCGCTTGTTCCATCTATTCTAGTTTCACTCTCCTGTAAAGCATTTAATTGATCTACTTTATCTGGATCTATATTACTGTAGCTAACTTTTCCTATATTCTTACCTTGGTTACCTAAATTAACTCTTGTTTCTTTATTGATAGTAGGACTGCCGTATGCAAAAGAAGTTGGACCTGTTCTAAAGTCACTTACATTTCTATTAACACTATTCTCATCAACAACTTTATTATCTTCTTTTCCTGATAGAGGTATACTTCCTTCTACTTTATAAGTCTGTTCAGTATTTACTTTATCAGTTACTGTAATAAAACCGCCTTCATTTGCACTGTTAATATTACTCTGTGTATTTGTTCCGGTATAAGTTGCTCCGTCTGTATACTTACTTGAGGAAGGTACTGTGGTTTCAGCAATTGGTGCGGCATATTCTCCTGAGTTAATTAAACTACCCCCTGGCATACTTCCTGATGCTAGAGTTGTATTTCTTATACCTGCTTGTTTACTTACTTTTATTGGAGTACCTGCTGCTACACTATTTACATTGTCTTGAGTGTTTACACCTGTGAAAGTTGATCTATCTTTATACTTATTTCCTAACTGTAATGCCGAAGCTGCAATACTCTGTATTGTATCTTTTGAAGCAATAAGGTCTGTGTAGTCTACTGAGTTTGGTAGACTGTTTAAGGAACCTGTCTGTGCTGTTGTTTGATTTTGCTGTGGATTTCCATTTGCAAATTTCTGAACAGGACCTACTGGTACTGGTTTTCCTTCTTCTGCTAAATATCTTGATTGCTTATCTCTGTCTTTAGTATCGTCAGAATCGTATTTACTATCTTTTAATAGTTTTGTATCGTCTCTAGAAACTAGACTTGATGTTACTGAAAGTGATGACCAAGGTTTCCAGCCTTCTTGACCTTCGTTATCTTGTATAATAATTCCATCCCCTTGTGAATATGTTCTATTTTCACCTTGAGGAATTGGTTTGTTTATTTTTTCATCATATCCAAATTTACTACCTGTAATTAACTCTCCTGTCTTTTGGTCGTATATATCTGAATTGATATACATAGGAACCTCTTTCCCACTAAGTGCGTAAGGTGCTCCTTCTACTCCTCCTGCTCCAAAAAATTGAGCAAAGCCTGATGGTTTTACTCCTTCTGGATCTGGTCTTAAGTATGTATCTGTTCTAAATCCTTTTAAGAAATGCGTACCTGTTCCATTTACTGGAACTTGTGCAAGAGTTGAACCTGCAATTTTAACTGTATTTACTAAAGTATTTCCAGCTTGCTGTAAAACAGCCCCTACTGTACTCTTACCTTTATCTTTTGCTTTTCTTATTTTATCTCCAACATTTACCTGTTGAAGTAAAGCTTCGTTTCCTAGGTACTTTAATCCAGGACGGTCAATAAGCATTTGGGCAATACGGGAAGTGTCATCTATACGCTTAGTTATTTGCATACCCGTTTGATTACTAGAAGGAGGGTTGTTTATATCCTTAGTAATGTAGGGTTTATCGCTTCCATAACGGAGACTTTTAAGGTCTGTCTGGAGATTTAATAGTCCGTTTGCCATTTAATTTTTATCCTGGTAGGTTACTCATGTAAGGAAGTCCTTGTCCTGATGGAGACACTACTGGTATTTGTCCGTCTAAGTCTAAAGCAGAAGGAGATTGATCAATCGCTGGTGTGTTATTGATTGATGATTGATTGTGTAGTGTTGAATTTGGATTAGCACTTGCAATTGTTGCTGGTGTAGATCCCTGTAATCCTAAGTTTGACGATGGTAATAAGTCTAATAGTCCCATATTAATTGTTTTAATTTATTATAAATAGTTTATTTATGAAGATTTATAACTTCCGAGTACTTGTGCTCTACCGACTTTGTTAGAATCTAAGTATACATTTCCTCCTGCTTTTACTACTGCTATAAGTTCTGTTAATTTAGCTTCTACTACTGCCATAGATCCTTCCTCTGATTTTCCTTTAGCTTCTCCTGCACTATCTCCTCCCATTCCAAAAGCTTCTGCTAAAGATACTAATGCTGGTGATACTGCTGCAAGCATTACTGCTCCTCCGATTGCCGGTATTGCCAGAACTCCTGCTAGGGCTACTGCTCCTAATCCTGCTGCTATACTAAATAAAGCCATTCCAACTCCTAATAATCCTGGTGCTGCGGCTGCTATTTGCATTAAGGTTGTTGCTAGTATTGGAAGTACTCCGGCTGATGCGACTGCGCTTAGTAGTGTTAGTGGTATAATCATCGCACTCATTGCGACTGCTGCTAATAACATTCCTGGGAATGCAAGGAATCCTGCTGCTCCTAGTAGCCCCATCCCTATTCCTGTTGCTCCTAATCCTAGTCCTGCTGCTACTCCTTTGTCTGCCATAGTATCTAGTAACTGGTTGAATAGGCCAAAGCCTGCTTGTCCAGCTGTTAACACCATAAACCCTGCTCCTACTGCCATTAATCCAACTCCTAAAGCTGCTAATGCTAATGCTCCCATAGCAATTGGCGTTAGTAAGAATCCTAAACCTGCTGCTGCAAGAGCTAATAAAGGTACTGCTATTGAGAATGCTATAATCTTATCTGTATCTACATCTTTTAATAAACTGAATGCATATGCTGCTGGTATTAAAGCTAGAGCGACTATTCCTAAAGCTAAGGCTCCTTGTATAACGTTACCTCCTATCTTACCCATAATGGCTAAAGTAAGCCCTAACATAGCTATTGATCCTGTAAATGCTAACATCTTAGCGGGATCAACATCTTTAATAATCATCATAGCAATTGCTAATCCTCCTGCTATTGCAACTCCTGCAATTCCTAATGCTATTGCTCCTTTTATTATATCGCCCATTTGTTTACCCATACTGGCTAAACCATCTCCTAGTCCTTTTAAAAATCCTTTTATTCCTCCACCTTTCTTTGCGTCTGCTCCTCCGGCATCTCCTGCAAGACTTTTCGTCTTATCAGCTGCTGGACCCATTATCTTATCTTTTAAGCCTCCAGCTCCTCCTTTAAATCCTCCTGTTAAATTATCTTTAAGGCCTCCTAAAGCGGATTTTAATCCTCCACTTTTAAATAAACTTGTTATACCTGTTAGAGCTTTTGCTCCTAACTGGTACATTGATCCAAAAGCTTTCCCTACTCCCGATACTGCTACTCCTAAGAAATTAGCTGCTACTACTGCTAGAAGTATTGCTTTTCCTATAGGGTTTCCTACTACCATTGCAATAAGCTTTGCTACAGGTGTTATTACAAACATCAATGCATCTACTAAATTAACAACTACATCCAAGACTGGGGCAAATGCTTCTGCTAATTTTTGCATACCTACTTGCATCTTTTCTTGAACATCCATTGCTTTTGACTGCTCTAAAGTAACTCCTCTTGCTTTTGCTATTTGCTCGTCAGTCATGTTCTTCATTGCTTCTTGCGTTAGTACGCTTTTAGCAAGTTGATCTCTGGACATTCCTAATGCTTTAGCTAAACTTTCTTGTTCAAGACGGTTCATACCAGCGTACTCTGCTGCTGATGCTCCGTTCTTCTTTAGTTCATTAGCTACTCCTTCTAGGTCGTTATTCAATGCAAGTTCTCTTGCTTTAGATAGGTTTAAGTTTTTCCCGGTAAGTAATTGTGCTTCTAATTCTGCAGATATAGAATCTTCAAAATTAAGAAAGCTTCCTGCAATTTCATCTACTTCGCTTAGACTTAATCCTAATCCTCTTGCCGCTACTGCTGCAGCTCCTATCTTCTTCTCACTATTTCCTAAAGAAGCTGTTATACTATCTGAAGCACCTAGTACATCCTGTAACACTACTCCGTGCGCTATTCCTGCTCGATTTGCTCCATTATACGCATTTACTGTATCGTAAATTCCTTGTCCTACTTGATCTGCAGACTTTCCGGTAGTCTTCATTAAGATTCCCATTCTACCTGCTTGTTCGGCTGAAAGTCCTAATAAATTTTTAGCTTCTGCTAATTGTGCTATTTGATCTGGTGCAAATACTAGAGTTGCGGATACTCCTAACTGTTTTGTTAGTTCTGCTGCGGTTTGTAAAAATTGTGCTGATGTTGCTAATCTATCATTAACTCCTGCAATAGATGTTTCGTATTGACCTGTTAACTGTTGTACTTCTACAGATGCTTTATTTACTCGGAAGAATCCGTCTAATATTGCTGTAATTATTGTTAATGGATCTAAAAGAGCTTTTCCAAAGCCGGAAGCTAAGGGACCTAAGCCTTTCATCATGATAGCGGTCTTACTTATATGCTCTCCATTTCTTGCTGCTGCTTCTGCAGCCTCTTGCATTGCTTTCTTAGATTCTTCTATAGAGTCTTTGAATATTCCTGAGTTCATTCCCAGTTTACTCATTATCCCATCTATACCACCTATGATTGCTCCACTAACTCCTAATGAGTTACTTACTTGCTTTTCAAATGCCAGTCTTTTTTTATACTGATCTTCTACCTCTGCTGTAAGTGATTTTTCAATTTCAAAATGATCAGCTGCTGCTCGTAAGATTGCCTCTTCCTGTATTGATAACTTATCTAGGTACTTTAACCTTTCTATAGTTTCTGCAGTTATTTTTCCTTCAAACCCTAAACCTATCTTTTGTCTAGCTAGTCTTTCAGCTTGGTACTGTAACTCCTTTATATGGTTTTGGTTTTTTGATCTAAGTTTGTCTAACTCTTCAGAAGTCAGATTACTTATCCCCATAGAAGTGTCCTGAAGGTTCCTTGCAATACTATCCATTTTTCTATACTCTGCTGCTGATTCAGCTTGTATAGTTCTCTGTTTAGAAAGTTCCCCTGTTATGGACTTAAGAATGTCTCTTAATTCCCCGGCATTTTTATTTTCGTATTGATCTGACATTCAATAAAGATTTTAATATAAATAGCTAAAGCTTCTATTATCTAGAAGCTTTTGTACTATAATCCGGTGCTTTTATATGTCCGTTTTGCAATACCGATGCCTTACCGGATTGCTGCTGCTGTTCCTTATTCTGTTTTTGATAATGTTCTACCATAGTTCTATGAATATACTTTCTTAACCATATCGGAAACTCGTATACTGTATCGAAAGAGTACCCTCCTTGTCCGTTAAAAACTATGTCATGTAGTTGAGCAAATAACCCGGCTCTATATTCCGGCGTCAGGCCAAAGAAAGCTAACCCCAATTGGGATATCTACCCCTCCTTCAGGTCCATCTTCTGGGAAGAATTTTAAGTCAACATCCGGTTGTACCTGTCTAATGTGTTCTCTAAATGCTCTAGAGTCTCTTGCTAATAAGTAATTATCGACAAAATCTCTAATTGCTTTAGGTGTTGAATCTCCTTCTACAGAAGTAATTATTCTTTTCAATCTTGTAGATAATTCCGGAGAAGCATCTTTTGTTAATTTTTTTAATCCTTTTACTTCTTGATCGATAAATTGCTCATCTGCGTGAGTAAGTAATTTGAAAGTAACATTGGTACTTGAAGATGGCATTATATATGCAAATTCATTTTTACCTCCCTTAAGAGCATCGTAATTAATTTCTTTAGTTTTTAATTCTGCAAGATCAACTACTTCTTTTCGTCCTTTGTATTCAAATTCATAATCTTTACCGTACCCTAATACCCTAGAAGCAACTAGAATTGCATTCTTATCTCCTAATAAAAGATCTCCGTAGTTGATTGGAGTTACAATAAGAGATTGTAGTAATTTATCAATAACTACTCCTTGTTGTATGTAGTTTTGATTTGTTAGAATATCTTCCTCACGAGCTGTCATGTATTTCATCTCGATTTTACCTTCTGCTAATGCAGAATCTTTAGGATAGAGTAACCCTCTTGATGGTAATTCTACCATTTCGGTAGGAAATTTTTGCTTTTGTTCCATAAATTTTATTTGTTAGTAACTTTTTCTATATATAAATATATGAAAAAAACTTTTTTAAAACAACAAAGCCCGGCTACTGCCAGGCTTGTTAATTTTATTTGAGTGGTTATTAGTAATTTAATACACAATAATCCATTGCAATTGAAATTCCTATCTCTACTACTCCGTCAGCAGAAGTCCAGTCAAATTGTCCAAAATCTCCTTTTGTTAAGAAAGCTCCTTTGATAATCCATTCCCCTACGATATCTCCTACAGGACCTAGAATGTTTAAAGTTAAATCTTTCTTATAGAAATCTGAATATCCAGCTCTACCTGTTACTGATTCATATCCTAAACGAGCCCATTCCATTACTGCTTGAGCCCCTGAAGGTGTGATTGGTGAGTATAAAGTCATATCCATATCCTGCCACTCTCTTTTTCCTCTTATTTTTCTGTAAGAGTTAATGTGATCAAGTTTGATCATAGAATCTTGAAAGTTAGGAGCTTTCACGTTTTTAATCATGAATGCTGGGATATTGTCTATGTACATTACGAACCTGTGCTGAACCATTGGTTCGAAGGCTCTGAACATTATTTCGTTTGGATCTAATACTGCCATTTTATTGTTTACTTATTTAATTATAAATATCTGTGTTTCTAAATATTATACAAACGTTGCTCCTGTTGGTTCAATTGTGAAGTCTAATACTACGAATTCAATTGTTTTAGCTGGTTGAATGTAGATTTGTCCTACTAATTGATTTCTATCAACTACATCTGCTGAGTTGTTAGATTCGTCCATTACTACTCTGTATGCATAAAGACCTTGTCTTTGTACTACTGATTCTAAGTAAGGATTAACCGTCGCTAAGAATTTATTTCTTGTTGCAATAGTATTTTGTTCGAATACTAAGTTTTTAGCTTGGTCACCAATGAACTTCTTAAGTTCTATTAACAAACGTCTAACGTTTACTCTATCTAAAGCTGAAGCTTTTGTTTGTAATGTTTTTTGTCCGAATACTGATATACCTGTTCCTGGGAAAGAAGCAATTGGATTTACTTTTCCTGAGTATAAAGTATCTCTTTCTCCTTTTGTTAATCTTCTTTGTGCTTGAATTACTCCTGGAATACCTCCTCTTACAAGTCCTGCTGGTGCAAACCATGGTGCTGAAGCTGCATCTGTGAATGTATAAACTCCTGGTATTACAACTGAAGCTGGTATCCATTCATTCTTACCTGTAGCTGATTTAGTTTGTAACCAAGGCCAGTAAGATGCTGCGTAAGAACTATTTAATACTGCTGCTTCATCTGTTACTTGAGAAAGTGTAGATTCATATCCTACTAAGTCTACTACTGCAATACAATCTCCTCTATTTTCTGCTAAAGAGATAAGTGCGTCTGTTACTGTTGAGTGATCTGCTGTAGTTACTCCTGGTGCTGTTATTACATTGAATTGATAATCATCTCTATTCTCTAATAATGCAATTGCATCTGTATAATCTCCTGCTATTAATCCCTGTGTTTGAGCGTCTATGTTTTTAAAGAAGTTAGCTCCTGCTATAATTGTACCTCCTGCACTATGAAATGCTCCAGAAACTGCTTGCGGTAAAGATGCTGAGTAAGAAAGTCCTGCTGCATCTGCATTAACTGATACTCCGTCGTTTCCTAGGTAGTTAATTGTAGGTAAATTTACTGCACTTACTCTAATAAAGTTTGATCTATTTGGATAATCTCCTACTAGTCTTAAAAATGTTGAACTTCCGTCTGTACCAATTGTTGTATATTGACTACCGATTCTTTTCTCGATATAATCATCTGAAGCTGGATCTAATGAAAGGTTGTTAAACGTTTCTAAGATTACTTTAGTATTTGTACTATCGTCTCCTCTTCTTATTGATAATGTAAAAGTACCTCTAGAGTTATTTACATTTGTGATTTCCCATCTTAAGTTATCTTCTGAACCTGATACTAAAGATCCGTCAGAGTTTTGAGCTCCTGCATCTGTTGCTAGAGGAGAGTTGTTGTAAATAGCTCCTTTACCTATTGTATTAATTGAGAATGGGAAAGAAGAAGCTGCTGCGTCTGTACCTCCTGCTATTGTGAATAAGCTTGATGATACGGTAGAGTCTGTAATAGATCCTGTAAAGAATGTAATTCCATTTCTTAAAGTACCAGCTACTGATCCGCTTAAAAGTAAATTTGCTCCTGATCCTGTTGCTTGTAATACTCCTGGGATTGCATTGTTAATTTCTGCTGCTAAGCTAGTTACTGTTGCTGCAATTGTTGAACCTGATTGGAAGAAGTATACATTACCTGTTCCACTATCTGCTGGAAGTGGGGTACCTGCTGGAATAAATCTATAAGCTGCTGTTCCGTACTGTACTTTAAACTCTTGATTGACTGCAATGTCATTTGTTAAAGTTCCTGATCCAGTTGCTCTATTTACTCCTGTTACTTTGTTAGAAGCAATGTTTGTACTTTGTGCTTCTGAGTAATCAGGGCCAATGTGGTCTACGACTCTAGTGATTAAGGCTGTATTACCTCCTTGAGAGAAGTAATTCTTAACGGCTAATGAAGTTAAATATTCGAATTTGTCTGAACCTGAGGCGAAAGTTACTCCGAACTTTCTTACATAATCATTATAAGAAGTTACTACTGTAGGCATTTCTACAGGCCCTTTAACTGTTGGTCCAATAAATGCTGCTCCTACCGCTACCGGTGCTGGTTGTATAAAAGAAAGGTCGTTTTCTCTTGTAAATACTCCTGGAGAGATAATTGATTCTGCCATGTTTATTTAATTTGTTTTAATTTATTATAAATATCTTGGGATTTCGATAACCATCTTATATGATTAGAGGTTCTATATTCTCTAATAAATAGGAAAGGAGAGTCAAAACCCTCCTTATATTCCTCTTACTTTTTACAGTAATTATTCTGCTACTTCTACTTCTTCTACTAGAGGTGTGAATTCTCCTTTTTCAAGATCAATTGAACCTTTTCCGTAA